AAAAATATTTCTAAATTATCTTTCTCAAATATAGGATTAATAACGGGTATTTCTGATAATTTTACTCCATCAACTAAGGTATATGAACTTCCCTGAAACAGGCATTCAATTTCCGATTTGAATTTAACATCACCTAATTTTTTTAATTGTTTATCTGCCCATTCTTGATTACGTTTAGGATGTTCTGACCAATGTGCTGATACTGGAACAAAATCATTATTACCATTAATAGCATCTATCCATAATTTATGAAAATGGTTTAATCCTTTTGGGGTTTGATGTCCTACAATTCCATTATAAACAACAGAATGACACCAAAAATCATCGTCAATATCTTCTAAAGAAAAATCAAATACTTCATTATAAGATTCTTCTATGGTGTTAATTTTTTCCCATTTTATATTAGGATTAATAACATCAGAAAACTTATCTATTCCATCAATAGATAAACAAGTTTTTCTGGAAATATGTGGAGTTCTTTTGAAATAAGCATGTTCTTTATGGATAATTTTGTTTTCTTTAATAAAATCTCGTCCAAAGGGTATTATATCTTTAGAAATATTTCTTTTAGGAATATCTAATAAATGTTGTCTTTGTTGTTTTCTATCTATTCTAAACCCTATAATATCATAAAATAATTTACATTCTTTATATGAATTAATTTCTATTGAATATACTGTGCTATATACTTTTACTAATTTTGTTGGTTTAATTATTGATTTATAAATTTGAGTTGTAATACCTATATTTAATAAAATCATTTTAATTTGTTTAATTAAATCTAATGATGCGCTTGAATATGATATAGTACCGTTTTTGTTGGCACACCCATCTCCATCAAATAACCCAGAAAGAAGACTACACAATATTTCTTTAGAACATTCTAATAATCTTTTTGGTATAGTTTTTTCTTTTGCTTTCTTGGAAACATCAAATCCTAAATATTCTAGGAACATGGTAAATGACATACTGCCTATATTATATTTAATACCATAATTACCAATAGGAAGATTTAGTACTTCTAGGCTTTTAGAAATATCATCTCCACAAGTAATAATGGTTCTACATCTATCTGAATATCCCTCTGCTATATATATTCCTAATACATATGCTAAATCTTTAGATAATAAAGAATCAGTTATGAATTGATTTTGAAATTTATTTGTAGTATAAGGAATATAATCCGATATATCATCATTATTACCCCAAATATTCTGCCCATATTTAATTGCTATATAATCACCAACCGCCAATTCTTTAGATTCATACCAATCATAGAACCCATTTTTACAGGCCCATAATTTATGATTTAATGAACATTCTAATTGAGAAGATTTAGAGGTAATTATTCTGGTATTAGTTTCTCCAGAATTTACCATTATATTACCTTGATTAATACCAGAAAATCCTCCAATTTTATACGGTGATACTCGATATCCTATATTAGAATTGACTATTTGAGAATCATCTATAAAATCAGATACTTGTTTTATACCTTTATCAGTAAACACATAAGTATCTTTGGTAACACATGATATTATTACTAATTTAGATTTTTCTGAGGATGATAGCGTGGGAAATACCGAGGCAATAAATTCATCTGCTAAATTACTATTAAGATCGGCAAATTCATCCAAGACTAATAAATTACAATTATGACTGACTATTCCATTGGTATAATAACTATTGGTTTCTTCTACATCTAATATGTCATATACTCTATCGGGGAAAGACGTTTCAATACTTACAACCTTATGATTATTATATAATTTGTCATTAATTTTTAATTTATCTACTCTTTTATAATCACCATTTGATAATAATACTTTATGATCTCCAGTACAATTTAGAAATGATTTATTAGTCGTTAATAATAGGGTGTCTTTAATATCATGTTTAATAATACCGGTAAATTCTCTAAAACCTTTTTCTGTTAATATTTTACAACACGTCGAGGACAATTGAATGAATTTCTTTTTAATAGGTGATAAGTTAATAATGTCATGAACATTAATAAAGTGTTCATGACCATAATAATTAACTTTATGTTCCCATGATAGGAATTTGTCGATAGTATCATAATAGACATTATGGTATTCATCCATAATACATATTTTAGTATCTCCAGTAACACACGACATACCACGAATAGCAGAAGGAGAAGTAGCAGCACATAAACATCGAGAACCATTTTCTAATGATAATGACTTTTTATTCCATTCTAAAATACCTTGCTGTAACCATTTTGGTAATCCCTCTATAATATATTGAACTTTTGCAAATATTTCCTTGGCAATGGCTTCTTTGTTTGCTAATATAATAGCAGTCTTAAATTCATTAAATAATACATACCATGAAACATATCCCGTTACTACTGTAGAATTATGTGATAAAATACCATCAGTCCAATAACGATGTTCATTAGAATCAATCGTTAAATCATACATATGAGATTTTCTATTAGTTTCTATAATATTAATGACTAATTCTGGACCATCTTTAGTGATGATTTTAGTTTTATTAGGGATAATATCTTTTAGAAAAATTTCATTATAATTTTCATCAAAAATAATATGAGTATCTGCGGCGATTAATTGATGACCAGAATTAGTTAATATTTCCCATTCAGTATATTGAATAGTTTTATGAATTGTTGAAATATCCTTCCAACCAGTATCCGTTTCTATTTCTAAATCATTAATATCAATACTATCAATACACTGAGCCATGTTTATATCCTATTTAATGTCATTTTTTGCACTTTTTTCTTTATTAAGTCTTTCATATAAATCACCCATTGTTGTTATCAAAATTTCGCCCGTTTTTTTATTTCGCGTTTTTATATTAGTTGCGCCAAAGGTACATTTACCTTGCTGGCGCGGGAGGAGACCTAAGACGTTGTTTTCATTATGTATTTTTTCTATTAATCTTTTCTGATATTCATATAAATTAAACAACACAGGCCCATCATCTAGGGTAATAATTTTTGCATAATGTTCCAGAAAATATATAGGATCATTAGCACATTTAATATATTCTTCAACTTGTTCTGGAGTGAATTCAATAGGAACATTAGAAGATTTTAGATTAGGATTATTTTGATAGATATTATTCATAATTATATACTCTAATTTTATAGGTCATAATACCAAGTTTCATTAATATTGCCGGTAGTATTATCACCAATAGCAACGTGACTAGAATCAAATGAAGTAAGATTAATATTAGAACTGGTGATATTAGCATTAGTAGTAAAGATTCTACCATTATTTCCAGTAATAATTTCACCAAAATAATTAACTTTAGCAGTAAATCCTAGAGTATGAGTAACAAATCTTCTTGTTTGAAAATTGCCTTCATATTCATCTTGTACTGCAATATCATTTAATGTAATAGGAACATCTTGAATAATATTCATATTAGGAATAATTTTTAATGATAAAGTAATTTCTGGTGGAAATAGGGGTAATATTTGTTCAACTATTTGTAGAGCATCTTCCTGAGTTTTAGTTAGAACATATAACATGATTCTAATATTATAAGGAACTGGCATATAACTATAAGAATATTCACCATCTTTTATACAAGTGATAGATTGATTTTTATTTAATTTTCTGGATGCATCATATTGATAATTAGTAATTTCAAAAGCTATTCTAGGTAAAGTAGTATAGGTGTGATTTTCTAATGAAGGGTCTTGTTCTAATCTTACTAACCATTTTTCTTTATTAGAATATGAGATAGGAATTTGTAGACGTTGTTGAGTAGTACCAGTTTCAGAATTATCTAATTTTCTATCAATATAAATGTTAGAGAATAAATTACCAAAGGCAATAATAAGTTTTCTGGTGATAGCAAAGTAATATGGATTATTAATCATTATATTAATCTCCGAAAGGATTATTAGGATCTATTTGGAGATATTCTTGTTTGAATTGATTATTATCACCAAAAGAATTTACTTCATCTATGTTTACTAATATTTCTGGAATAGCAGTGGCTTGAATAGTATTAGTTCCGGTAATAGTAACTGTAGTATCAGATTTATAATTAGTTCCTGCATTAGTAACTATAATAGCAAATAATTTATCACTATCTGTTCCTGATCCTAATATTGCCTCGGCAGTTGCTCCATAACCTGTTGGAGAATTAATAGTAACAATAGGAATATTAGTGTAACCTGCTCCTACATTAGTAAGTGTAATAGAATTAACAAAACCATAGGCAGAATCATCAGGATCTACTGAATGAGTTTTAAGAGATTCAAATACATCAATTTCAGGAATACCTGTATTAAGTTTTTCAGAGGCATATTGGAATAATTCTACTTGTAATTTATAGGTATACATCTTATCTAATTGGTAGAAAGGTGATTGATGTTCTACAAATTTTATTTCAAATAATCCTTTTGTTAATGGAAAATATAATAAATCTCCTTCTGAGGGTCTATTAACGATAGTAACATTATATTGGCCCACTACTTGTTCCCAATGTTTTTTGGCTATTACTAGAGAAGCAGATTGTTCAGCAAATAATCCGAATTTACTTAGAAAAAATCCATTGCCACTAAATGAATCTATATTTTCAAAGTAAGCAGTAACAGGAAAAGCACCATCAAACGTACTTAATCTATCTTCTCCTAATATCTCATCTTTTGCTACTAACTTTCTGGGAATGTATATGAAATCTTTTCCATACATTTTTAGAGATTCATTCATGAGATTTTCTAGGAGATTTTGTTCATTATGATTACCATGACCAAAATAAGTATTAACAATTGACATAAAACTTATCCATATTATTTAAGTAGATACCATTATTTATTCAATATTAATTATAAGTTATTGATGGGGGATTTTTTTATGAGAAATATGAAAAAAGTGCTTGACGGAAGTTAGTTGAAACCCTATAATGATTACATCGGGTCAGCAACGGGAACCAAAATGATCAACTACACCAAACTCCAAAACCAACTCACCGACTCACTGAAGTATTATGCCGATACTATTCCTTCCGCTAGGAAAAGTTACGGGTCATACAAACCTATGTGGGTGTTTCCAAAGGGTAGTCTTAAAAAAACTTATGTTTTGGGTAGTGCTCATCTTACCTTAATAGAAGGCGAAATACATAGAACTCATGAACGGGGCGTTATTTTCAATAATAAAGCAGATGCTATTGCTTATGCAGAATCCGCTAGGCAAAAAATGTTAAAGAATATTGTAGATAAAGCCAGCAAATACGGAATATCTCTAGCCGCAGTAGAAATTCAAAGGAGCACTTTTTACTAATAGTTCATCCTGAAGTGCTACTATATTTTGCTGGGCTTGATCTAATAAGGCTTGCCCATCAACAATAACACCACCTGGTAATTGTAATCCACCAAATTTACTAAGATTTTGTCCCCATTGTTTTTGAATTAGAGCAATAACATACTGCTTTAACCAAGGCTCATTATAAATCTTTTTACATTCCTCTGGATCTAATGCCCGATAACATTCTAAAATAAGAAAATCACCTAAGGCTAAATCATAATCCCAATTAATAGCAGGATATAATTTATTACTCATTCTGTTAAATTCAAAAGAAGGTTTAGCATTTAATTCATGATCTAATAATGCTAAATGATTCATTACCATCTTATAATAAACAATAGAAGTAGAAGTAAGATCGTGTAAATCATGTAATCTTAATTGATACTGAATATCAAATAAATTTCTGGAAGTACTTACTCCTGAAAAGGGTAATATTCTTACTACACCATAAACATATTCAGGAATTTCTACATATCTTTTATCTATTTCACCTAATACAAGTGATTGATAAGTAGCAGAAATACTAGGATTATCAACTACAGAAATAGTTTCTCCAGCAATAAAATCTTCACTCACTGATTTTACTAATAAAATATTATCATGAGATTGTTCAT